ACACCTGAACCTAGCTCAAAGTTAGTTGTACCGTCTTCTATACAGTACCTAACAGTTTCTCCGTTAGACACTCCTGCTGCGGCAAAAGTCTGGAAACCGTCAACCGCTGAACCCAAAGTGATTGTGCCCGTCCCCGTGGTCGAGGTTGTCATCTTGGCACGATTGACCAGTTTTACCATAGCGGCACTCCAAACTTAATTGTTATGCAATACGGATGATTGCGTTACTTGCGTCAGGCGTTGGGAACACAATCTGAAAGTCCCCAGAAGTTGATGACTTGTTAGAGCCAAAATCAAGAACAACCACACTTGGATCTCCGCCTGCGGTGTCATTGTAAATCAATGCGCCACGAGCAGTTATCGTTGCAGATGTAAACGTTAGATCTGCAAAGTCAGTCAAAGCTGTAGTGCCTGAAGTTGTTGGTGTTACGTTAGTTAACGATCCTCCACCCGCAGCGTATGTTCCAGAGTTTGATACCTCGTTAGAAGTAGTATACGCTGTAGTCGCTGCGTTAAAAGAGGCGCTGTTGTCATATAAAGCTAATTTAAAAGTGTTAGCTCCGTTAGTAAAGTTGTGTGTTGCAGTCATCAATTCTTTCTTGAATGATGTGCACATAAAGTTGCCGCTAAATGCCATTTTACAATCTCCTTATAAGGTCGGCTAGTTCAGGATGACCTGCTTCCTTGAGAGCATTATACACAGTTGTACGGTCACTGTGAATAGCTTGTCTCATATAGTAAGCCACCAATTTCTCCAGATGCTTAGAGTAGGCACGAGCCTGATCCCTTATTTCTGGATGCGCTGAATCCGAAACAGCTATGATTTTTTGCACACACTGTTCGGATAATTCATCGGGGCTAAGACCCCTATTATGAGTTGTGTTTATTTGAACTAAAGATTCATCTCTAGGAACATTTATTTCCATTTTAAACATTATTGTTTAGCCCTTATAACTTTTCCAGTTCGGTACTCATCCGTCGTTTCTTTTGCTTCACCAAGCATTTTTAAAGGTATCAAGCTTTCCTGAAACCTTTTATCATAGTACGCCATTATATCTTGTTCGCCTTTCATATATATGTAAGCTTCTATCAAAGCTCCATACAGAAGGGTCAATTCAGCATTCTCACTTAACCAAGATACTCCACTATCTGCGCCCGCAGTAAGGCTCACGGGTCTGTAGTAATAATGCAATTCTGCGGTAAAAATAGCATTTGGGGTTGGTCCCATCAAGAAATTATCTACATCAAATTGACAATAATACTTTGGCAAACCCGTAGTTGTAGAATCCGGGGTGTATGATTGAACAAAGCTAGGATCTTTAAATTCCACAAAAAACTTGTCCCCATCTGACCCTGTCATACTCAAGGAAAACGGAGCTAAAAAATCAGAGGGCACTTTTATATACTGCACAGAAGCACTTGTTTTAGCTGTTGCATTTTTACGAAATAAACTTAGCTGCACGTTTTTAAGAATACGTTCCTCAGATAATCTGATAAACAAGGGTATGTTATTAACAAAGCTTGTCTCTTCGTATTCCGTGTAAGCTTTTACAGCGTCTTTTAATTGTAAGTATGTAAAACTCATATCATCACACTATTGTTATGTTTCCAACCATACTACTGTGGCTTGTACATTGATACACCAAAGATGTATCGGAAGGTTCGTGAGGCACAATGAATTGTGTCAATCCTGTAGTTGAATTGTAGTTTTCTGTAACGCCCGTAGTGAAAGCTGAACCCCCATTAGATGTTCTAATCTGCAAAGGATGACTACCTACATTAGCCGTGTTATCAATTAAATAAGTATGCCCCTTGTAAAAAGTAAAGTTTGGGTTGTCACCAGATGTTGCTCCAGGGCCCGTAAAGGTATATGCAGATGATCCATTTGTACCCGCTGTATACTTAGTTACAGGGCCAGTTGTCTCATCATTTAAACGAATCCATGCTCCACCGTGTGCAAAATATAAGCCCCCAGTCGCATGGACATGGGCTACCGCGCCATGATATGAAGACGCACTTGGGAGATCACTTAGATTGGCGTAGTAAAATACAATTTTGTTTGCACCAGAGCTTACATCTATAACACCATTGGCATCTATAATATCAGTAAGAGTGGTGCCGTTTCCAAGGGCTGCATATACTTCGGTAAAGTTCGCATTTATCTTAGTGGCACCAGAGCGAAGAGTATCCCCACTGCCATCATTTGCGCTACTTCCTATCCCTACTGCTTGTTTAGCCATGTTTTATCCCTCGTCAAATGTATCTGTAGTAGAATCTAGTGTTACCGATGTACTATCAAATCTTGGAGCAGTTGTGCTAGGATTAACCGTAACCGATCCAACTAATCCGCTTGCCCCTACACCCACTAACACATCATCGGCGGAAACTGGATTTATAATAACGGTCCCCACGCTCCCGATAGCAACTAAATTATTAGGAGGAGTTATTCCAGAAATTTCTCTAAAGCCAACGGGCATAAAACCATATTGAATTGCTCTTTCAGATTCTACCTCTGAAGGAGGTCGTGCATCTTTTAACGCCTGAGCATCTATTACTTTTCTAAAAGGACCTAATTGTGGTTGTTTTGCTTCAAACTCGTCTCTTCCTACTAATGCTCCATTCCACTCTTTACGCATATCTTTATAGCGGTATCGAAAACCCGATCTATCCGATATAGCGTAAGCGTTTTTCCCAGAAGCAAACTTTGACATCAAGTTGTCCTAAAATATTGATACTGAGGAACCACGTTAAAAGAAGCCCTATCGCGATCTTCGGTCATAGCTCTTTCAAACTCTTCTTCATACATTGCTTTCAAAATCTGGAGACGATTAGGTGCCCTTTTTAGAGCAATGTAATAAGCCAAACCCGCAGCTAAACACGGATAAAACCTAAAAGGCATATCTAGAGTATTAACTTGAGCATCCGCATCATCCATCCTAGTCAGAGCGTCATAAACAATTACATCCGTGCTATTTTCTGGGACAGGCCAAACTTTAAGATTAGACGTAATCTGTCTATCAAGAAAAAACTGTGAAGGCCTTCCTTGGGTCGTTTTAACAGGAATTGATAAAAAAGTATCCCGGCTTACGCGAGTCAAAGCAAAATCAGTATTACTTCTACGAATTACCACAGATAAAACATCTATCACGTCCGCACCAAGATCATACTCTCCATCTGCTTGAGTGACCGCTTGAGTTCTTTGTTTTATGGTCCACTGATTCAAACCTCTATTTGCCCACTCAGCAAGCATAAGATTTAGAGATCGTTTTGCAGTCTTTAGATCATAGCCAGTACGAACTTCTAAACCGCAACGTTCAAAAGCTTCTTCAATGTATTCTGCTACATCTAACTCAAAATCTTTACTGTTAGAGACAGTCATATTTAATCCTCATTATAAAGGTTATCAAACACTCTATTTACGTCTAGTGTATAGTCTAAATCACTTTTTGAATAGTGTATATGTTGGGACGGTTTAAAATCAGGCGCTCCCTCTCCTGCCGCAAACCAAGCCGGATGCGTTACTCTCACTCTATTATTTGGTAAAGCCACTATGTTTCCAGTCCACTCCCCCGCGTCCAGTAGTTGCAAAACATGGCTTTGTTTGTGTTGCGCCGGATCGTCTGCAATTTCACTTTCAGTGTAATCCACAGTAAACAAATACTTTGCAGGGTGCATTTTACCATCAATCTTAGCAAGCCACGGACAAGGCGTAGCCCGGTCCATAACAAACACTGAATTGTAATAAGACGCACAATCCCAAGGTTGAGCATCATATGTTTCCATAGGTTCAGGCCATTCCTCAAAAGGAATATCCGCAACCAATGCAGTTATAGGCATTCTTGCCCACATCGCGCCCCCATGAACCGTATCCTCTTCATCACCTTCAGCTTCATTCCCAGTAAATATAACTTGAAAACTTAAACATCTATTCGGCATTGTGGTTACACCAATAACCATCGCGTGTAAAAATTCGCCGTGGTACTTCTCATGGTTGTGAGTGTATTCACGGCGAACCCATGCCTTGAAGTAAGGCACATTAGAATGTAAATACGCCATTACTTTTTCTTTTGATAAGAAATCATTTTTTCTTCTTTTCAACCATTTTCATTATATAGTTATAGGCTTTTTGAAAATCTTTATCTTCTAGCGTTTTAGCCCTTTGCATCATCTGTGCACCCATCTTGTTGGCTTGAGCCGTAGAAGGACTTGTTCTTGAGGCAGCTTTAACACTACCTCCGCCCGTTCTTTTTATAATTTTTTTGCCGCCCGCTGCACCGCCCTTAGACATGCGACGCATTTTACCGCCCATCGCTCCGCCTTTAGACATACGCTTTACCTTACCGCCTGATCGGTAACCTTTCTTCTTCATTGCCATTTTTTTCTCCTTTCAACGAGTTATGCAGAAACAGAACCTGTGGTTTTCTTCCTGCGATTAGACAATACTTGACCACATCCCCTTGCTATTACACCTTTTTTTTCGATTTTGCCGCCGTAACGGGCGAACTTGACTTCCGCTTCTTTTGTGTTTTTGACAAAGGTTTTGCCTTTTTTACCTTCACTTTTCTTTTTTCGGGCAGTGGCTGCTCTTTCGGCTTTCGAAAGACTATTCGCTTTAGACCTTGGAAGACACCTGTCAGGATTCTTTTTATCCTTTGAAGTGCCGCATTTACCTTTGATTTCACCATCAGTACCAATCCTTACCCAATCTTGATCTCTCCACTTTTTAAGCTCACCCACTTTTCTTCCCCTTTGCCCCTTTGGCATAATTAGGATCTTTACAGTACTTAGATGCCGCCATATTGGCATAAGCACTAGGGTAAGTATCAAAAGTTCTTTCTGCCCATGCTTTTCCGGCAGGGCAAATTTTACTTCCTTTACTCTTTGTCGAAGCTTTTTTTGATTTCTTTGAATAAGCCATTATAAAAACTTTCCTGCAATTGCGGTAGCTACGATTAAAATGGCTATTCCCCATAGACGCATGTCTAATCTATCCAATTGTTTATCAATCTTTTTGTAACGGTCATTACATTCAGATTCGTGCTTTTCGAGTAGTTTCAAAACATCTTCTACTTTCATCTTACCACGCCTTACATGACCAGTATCTGGCGCTAAACTTATCTTTCGCCGTGTCACAATTATGTCTTGCGCGGAAACTTTTACGTCGGGCGGGCTGATCTTTTTTAATCGACATTTTACTGTCTCCAAACCTGACAAGCTTAACATCCGTCCCTTTTTTAGCCAAAACCGCACTTTTTTTGGCCTTCCCTGGAGTTCTTTTTGGCTTGTTAAATCCTGCAAAGGTTTCCCCCCGATATTTTATCCGTCCACTGGGTAAACGATCCACATCTTTGGTAGTAGCCATTCTGACCTCAATTAAAAAATACCGTTACATTACTTATATTAGTTAAGGTTGCGTGGCATCCATCTGGGAAAAGCATACCTTCGTCAGGGATATAAACATTATCATCGGTGTTATTCGCAAAAAGCATGGTTAATAATATAGCCCCTGTCCCAGATCCATTTCTTAAAACAAGCGTAGGACTTGTTCCACAAGTATAATGAATTGCTTTTATTCTGGCCCTGCCCGCAAAAACAGTCCCTGTTGTAGTAAGGTGAGTAGCTTTGACGTCTGAAGCCATAGTGAATCCTAACTGAAGAAAATGGTCATAGCGGTTACATTAGTAGCCGTGCCAACATGAATATCTGAACTGAACAAAATCCCCTCGTCTGGAATATTGACAGAATGTGTCTGTGCCTGAGAAAAATCTAAATCTAAGACAGTTGATCCGCCATTTCCATTAGTAAGAGTTAAACGTCCTGCGCCACCACCCGTTAAAACTTGAATCTGACGTAAACGTGCGCGGCCTACATTAGCCGCGCCTGTCCCGGTCAGACGTTTTGATCTTACGTCTGAATTAGCCATCTACAAATCCTCTTATTAAGCTTGAACAGCAGTGTTAAAAGCCTGAGCATACATTATTGTTATGACAACAGATCCTGCGTTACACGCTGCACTTGAAGTAGCTGTTAATTTTAAATCGGATGTACCAGTATTCTTCCATGTAAGTGTACCACCACCAGAAGCACCTAAAGCTTTAATACCTACAGTGGTTCCAGAAGCGAGAGTATTAATGAGAGTTGCTGCGCCGCCTACAGTATCACCAACACTAATATTTGTTGTGGTGTTAGCTGCTGTTTCTAAATCAATAATTATGTTTACAATTTTTGAATTAGCGGGAATTACTACATTAGTGGCTTCTGCTGCAACAGCGCCGCCAGAAATGTCCATTACATGTTGTTGAGTCATTACAACATAGCCAACGTTTGCTATGTCTGTTCCAACGGTAGTACCCGTTGTATTTCTAATATTACCTGCCCGAATCGGACCTGAAAAAGTTGTAGTACCCATGTGGATCTCCTGTCTTGGGTTACGTCAGCAGCCTCATGCCGCTGTCAGGGATAATTTACTATAACACATAAAATAAAAAAAGAAAGAGCCGCAAAAGCGGCTCCCTCCCATAAAATTGTCTTGAAACTTAGGCTGCGCCGGGAGTTCCAAAAACTGTACGCCAGTCGGATACACCGAAGCTGTAACGCTCACGAGCTTTAAATCGCATGTTACCTGTATCAAAATCGCCTTCCATGGCTGTTTTGATTGGTGAACGGTTGAAATACTTAAACCCGTTAGGTGCGTCTGTCTTTATGAAATACGCATCTGTGTCTGTTAGGAAGTGGTTAACAACAGCGCCTTGAGGAATCATTCCCATGTTCTTCATTGCGTTTGCGTCGTTATCCGCTGTTCCCGGACGTAGGTTTGAGTTTAAAACTCGTTCTGCAATAAACTGCAATTCTTTTGGTATGATTAATTTCACACCGCTGACTGCAATTTTAAGACCACGCTCATCAGTGAAACCTGCAATATCAATGAGCATTTGCTCTAAAGAGGTTTCGTTGAGGTCTGCCGCAGTTGCCAAAATATTGTTTTGGTTCCCTGACAGAGAAGGGTGTGCGTTTGAGCATAATGCTGCGCCATCCCCTATAGCGTTTGCACCTGTGTTGAACGCATTGTTCAATATAGATGCCGCCTTGATTTGCTTTGTTTGAGCCATCGAACGTGCAAGAGCTTTCGTATAACGAGAAGCTAGACGATCATACAGGTTGTCCTCAATTGCTTCCTCTGTAATTGAGAAAGCCAAAGCAATGGTTTCGTGAGTGTAACGAGCAGTGTATGTTTCTTTTGCATCGTCAAAACTGATGGCTCCGCCTTCAGATTTAACAGGTGCAGTTGAGAAACCACCAAGCATTACTTCTTCTTCGAAAGCACGGTCAGATGACTCTTCTTCAAAGATTTCGGAATGCTCGTTCTCGTAACGATTATATTCTAACCCAAACAATGCATTTAGGCCGGGTTCTAGCTCTTTAGCTAGTTGTGCGCGTGATATCGCCATCTACGCTCTCCTTATACGCCTGTTGACGTCGCATTGGTTTGTGAATCAAACCGCGACGTGGTTGCATTGAAATGAGCGTTGATTCTTACAATCAATGGAATACCCGCAGCAGCGAAATCGCTGTTTGCTTCGTCATCCATTATACCGACAATACGCAACGGAAGTGTTGCAGTAGTGTTGATTGTAGACACGCCCAAAGCTGAGTTTGAATTACCCGTACTAGTAGAACCAGTACGTGCAGATGTGCCTAAAGACGCATTTGCAAAAACAGCCGCTTGAGCAGTGGCACGATCTGTAAGAGTCGCGTCAGATGCTACTTTAAACAACTGGTTTGGATTGTCAGCTACAAAAGCTTTAACAGGGTGGTTAGTATCCACGCTGACGCTGTTCGAACCAGGCCAATAACTAAGAAAGGTTGGTTTTTTCGAAACTGAGTCAACGTATTCTACGCCCATCAGAACACCAAGAGCGGGGGTAGTACCCCCACTAGTCGCTCCCGCATGATCTATTACGCCTGCCGAAGTGGGCACACATAAAGAGTATTGGAAGATCGGATTGGTGTTGTTAGAAGCGATTTCATACTGAGTTACCCCAGTAGAATTAACACCGTTTCCAACAAGCCCGATAGGACGTAAACCGAAGGCAGTATTTTGATTTGCCATTTTAGTTTTCTCCTAATGGGGCGACCCTAATTTTTACGAGGGCCACCGAAGGTTACACGAGACTGACGATTGGCTTTTTCAATCGTCATGGTTGAATGTTGATTCTCTCTCATCATATCGTAGTCAACTGCATCCATTTGATCCCTAGATTTACTATTAAAGTAATTAGTTCTCTCTTGAACCGTCTCAACGGGAATACGAGCGAGTATCAGTCCGCCTACTCCAAAGACACCTTTATATTTACCTGATTCTACGACGGGAGATTCAAAGTCAGGGTATTCGTCCTTACGAACAAGTTCCCAACCCTCCCGCATTTTAGCACTGATGT